TATTTAAAACCAACTTTTTTAAATGCTTTGTCTATATCTTTGTTGATAAGCCCACCTAACGTATAGACGTTGTACCAGTTTGGTCCTCGTGAAGCGGTTAATCTGTGCTCCTTACCATGCTCTGCGTATGTTACCTGTTTATTCTGGAGGTTAGGCAATGTCTGTCCTGGAGCGTTTATAGCAAAACCAGCATATTTAGCTCTATTTCCTACATATAAGTCTTGACCCATCTTTGCTGTGGGTACTCTTGCGTTCTTAAACACTCTTTGTGTTCTCCAAGGAATCATAAAATAAGGTGTTTCTGGGTTTCTTTTTCTCCTAGGTTTTACAGGAGTTTTGGATACGACCCAATTTTCACCGAATGTTCCTGTCCACCATGGGCCTTCAGCAGTTAAAGAATATACTATTTCCTTTGCCATCTGCTTTCTACCTTTTAATATTGCCTTTCTTAAATCAGTAGGCATTTTTGATAGTGGTTTTCTACTAGGCATTGGCAGTAAAATCGCAGCTAACGACTGTTAAAAAGTGAGTGTCTCCTTCTACCGTAACAGCAGTTGGTCCTTCTATTTCGGAAACTCTAGGACTTACTCCGAATTTATCTACATAAGTAGAGCTATTTATGGAAATTAATCCTGTTATTACGGATTGAGCTACAGCAGATGCTACAGCACTTCCACGATTAGGTGGGGTCATTATTCCACATCTAATTGACCCCGCATAATATGTTTGTGCTGCCCCCTGTGGTTGAGTAGTGGCTTGACTGAAATTAAGGTTTACCATTACATATTTTTTATCTTTACCTGGTGTAGAAAAAGGCATATTATCAAATATTACATTTACCGTTGGATCGGTGTCGTTTACTGATGTGAGGATTGCATTTTCAAATGCTGCTCTTGCTTTTACTAAAGTCATTAGAAAATAACGTCAATACGGAACAGGTATTCCTGTCCTCCTTTTAGTGTGCGAATATCTGTTATTTTTGCTCCTCTTGTCGATCCAGAAAATGTGAGTGTTATCTCGTCTTGGAGTAGTGGTTGGCTGTCACCAATTAAATCAGGTGTTATATAGAGTCTTGCGATATTTTCTTGAAAACCTGATTCTTCACTGGACTGTACAAATTCAATAGGAACTTTAATGTTGTAGGTTGTATCGAC